CAGTAGCATCCAAATCATTTGGGTTAACATAGAGAATGTTCCCTCTCGTAGACTTTAAAAAATTCTCTAATCTTGAAAGACCCATCTTACTCGCATTATAGTTCTTGTTATGGATTATTTATCATCACAAGAACCCTCTATTTCTTCAAGGGTTATTGCAATTTTATTCATAGCATCACGAATCTCAGGTTCTTGCCCTGAATGCATATTTAATTCATCATCCACAAATGTCCATCGCCATTGTTTCATTTCTCTGGAGTGCCACAGTCTTATATTAGGCATTAATCTATAGGTACTAGTTCAGGGTTTTCTAACTCCAACTCAAAAACCAAAGGGTTACATTCTTCTTCCATCAAATATGAATATGCCTTATATAGGTCTTCAATTTTCCATCTTCTATTCTCATCAGCTAATGTCACTATTTCCAGATCTTCTTTAGCAATCTCAGGTAACTCATCAAAGGTAAATGGAACATTCTGGATGAAATACATAAAGACAAGTTTTTCCCCATCTTCACTGTCATACCAGCAGTAGCATGTATGTATTAAGTATTTCATTTTCTTATCTATTTCCTCCGACCTATTTATTGTTTAATGTGGATTATAGAGACCCAAATAGTAAACAAATAAACAAATGGTGACAATCATAAAGAAACCAATGAAATAAAACATGATTAAGTAGGATCAACGTAAGATAATGTGTCAACAGGTGCGTGTTCACGAACGTAATTCAATACACTCATAAACTCTTCAGGAGTATCACACTCCACAGTTTTTTTATCCCCCTCATTAGAGTAAATGTGAACCGTTCTTCTCTGCGTGTCCACCACACAACGAGATAAATATTCTTCTTCCATAGAGTGTCCTGCATATCCCATCAGTATAAGGTAGATGGGATCCTTTGTCAAGACGCTGGCCTAGCATACCAGAATGATAAAACAAATCTATCTGTCCCACCCACCTCACTTACATAATGAAGGTGCTGAGAATTAGAGAATATAATTAACTTACCTGGTTCTGGTTTTATTTCTATATCTTCAAAGCAAGTGGATCCACCTGTAAAATCATTATTCAAATAGAGCATGGCAGCAAATACATCTGGTTCATGCACATTATTATCATCAATATGAGGTTTCATAAAACATCCAATAGGCCATCTAACTACCCCAACATATTGTAATTTTATATTATCATCAAAAGTTTTACATCTTGTAGTTACATCATTAATAACACTACTAAAAAGTTCATCCTTTGATTCAGTAAGATGAATAGGATCTACATTACCACCAAGATATTTTGCACCATAGTTTTGATCAAACTTGAACTTTGGTATCTGTGGATTAGCAGTTAAACTTTCATTTGGATCTGAATGAGTTACCCTTTCAACAAAACTATCTTCTTTATCAAATAAATCTATAAAAGATTGGCACAAAGGAGGATCTAAAAAACCCTCCTCAACATAAATCAATTTTCTCATGAAGTAACAATATTTGGAGGACCACTAAAGTTAGGATCTTTATAATCTTTATCTGGATAATCTTCCCAAGTATCTCCTTGATATTCAACAACCAATGGGTTACAATCCTTCCTCTCTCCATATACATGGTAGAAACAATCTATAGGCAACCCACCATTAGATTGAAGATAAATCTTTTGATCATCCCATCTCTTTATAATAATATCTTGATGAGCACCTATTGGTTGAAGTTGAACAGTTATACTTTGAATATGAACTAGACCTTTCCAATAGTTTGGTAAGAATATTTCCTTTCCTCTTCTCAATCTACCTCTAAAGTAAACTCCAACTTCTGGTCCCTCAATACATGCATAACGAAGTCTATTTCCTTCACCCTTAGTAGGATGCTGCATATCAAATGGTTTTGGTGACGCATCTGCAGCAGCAAATCTGGCAGCAAGTCTTCCTTTATTACCACCATCTATATCACCACTAACATATAAATCTCCTTCAATATAACAACTATTAACAGTTTTACCTCCTGTTACATACAATGCATTATCAGTAGCAGGTGTTCCTAATATTTGCGAATTTCCTACCTGAGTTACAGTCCAAGGAAAAAGGAGTGGATTTCCTACCTGAGTTGTATTTCCAGTTATATTAAGAGCCCAAGGAGTTCCTGCATCACCCTCAAGCCTTGTATTACCTTTTACATGAACTGAACGACTTGCTGGAGTACAGTCTTCATCCTCATTCTTAGTTCTTGCTACCATTAATGTAGCAACATTTTTTTCAAAACCTCCAACCTCTTGATTAGGAGCACCCAAAACTACTGGACCTTCCATATGAGCAGATCCATTAATTTTTACATCCCCTTCTTTAATAGCAGGGACATATCCTGTTCCTACTCTTAACTGTCCTCCGACAATTGCATCGTCAAATGTATAAGCCATTTTTAAGTTCCTGTGTCTCCAGATGCTGAACTTGCAACTACATTATTTTTATCTACTACTGGTTGCCCATTGGTTTTAGAGTTTTTTACAGAACAAGCATCTGTAACACCCTTAATTAAAGATCCATATATTGTCAAACAAGTATTAGCAGCTATATCCATAATACCCGTCGTAGTAATTTTTGTCAATACTTTAGAGTCAAAAATTATCTTTTTAGTTTCATGAATAGTAAAAGTTTCTGTAGCAGTGCATTTAATATGACCTTTAGAACCACCCTCACCAACAGCAATCAACTCAATATCAGTCCCTTGCAATCTAATCTTACCGTTAGTAGCAGTTATGCAAATATTTCCATTAATAGCATTAACAACAATAGTATCTTCAGGTTCAGTATTATCCTCCCCTGCCAAAACCTGAAAATTACCAGGACTTATTGATGTTGTCCATCCTTTCCTCTGACCATCAACATCTAAAAATAAACTATGACGACCATCAGGAGTGTCAAGCATTACTCCTGCTGTTACATCTGCTTTCTTATGAATAGAACCAAATTTAATGGATCCTTTATCAGTGCCATATTTAACAGCACTATAATTTTGTTTTGATGTAATAGTAGGATTACTTTCCTTTCCTATATCATCCTTATCTTGAACTCTTGAAAGAGCTTGATTACGTGCTGAACCTTGTGCCATAATTATTAAATAAGATTATTTGGAGTGCCAGGAATGTTAAGTCTTGGATTATTGCTGTTATTATCAGTACCCTGTCTCTGAATTGCAGATGGAGGTGTAGTAACTGTAGCATCAATACTCTCTTGCATTGTATCATAAATCTGAACCAATTTACCAGTAGTTTCATAATATCCAGCATAACGAATACCATCTTTGTAGAAAACAGCACCATAATAAGGTTTACCCTCATAGAATCCTGTGCGTTTCAATCCAACTAAATCAGTTACTTGAATTAATTGTTCAGGTCTAGGAATTTCAATAGGATCTCTCACTATTTTAAATTTAGGTACAAATTGAGCACCAATTCCTGTAGGTGGTTTTCCTCCAGTTGACCTCACGTTAATTTCAGGCCATGTAGTAAATCCACTTGGAGGTAAGCTGCTCGATATAGTTGGAGGTCTACGGTCAGTTTCTTTTGTATCTGGGACTATTTCCTCTGGAGGTGGTGGTTCTGGTGTAATAGGAACATTAACTATTTGACCAAAAGGACCAAACTCAGGTTCAAAACATTGCTCTTCCCCAGTAACAGTATTTTTAATACATACCACATCTCCTGGTCCATAATTAATTCCACCAGTATCAGTTGGAATAATATCAGTCAATTCTAAATTAACAGGATAAGAAGGTGTTGTCTCTCCAGGTGAAATAGGAGGTGTCCATCCATTACCAGGATCATAGATAACCACATCAGTAACAATACCAACTGAAGATATTCTTTTTGGGCATGGAGGTGGAATAACAACAGCAGATATTCCCATAGGATTATCAGTCCAAGGTTTAGCAATTCCTGTTCCTACCTTAGTCTTTTTAGTAATTTTGATCGCAACAACTGCAGGGTTTTGACTAAAAGGTGCTTGAAAATCTAAGTTAGTTAAAATTACTTCTAGTTTTCTCTTTCCTCTTGGAGCATTAAACTGGTGAACTTGTATACCATCTTGAACATAATGCCCTGCTTTACATATTACCTGACTATCAAGTTTAACAATTACTGAATCATCTGCTGCTGCTTTTATATCATAAGTTCCCTTCTCAGGAAAATCAATATTATCCCAAGTAAATGTCCATGTTTTACCATTAAAATTAGCTATATACTCTTCATCAGTTTTCCAAGTAGGAGTAATAAAAGGACCTAGAGGACCACTCGCATAAGTGCTTATCTGAGGACCAGAATAAGAAACTCCATTCTTTGAAGATCCCCCTTGAAGTCCTCCCCCTAAAATAGTTTCAGTTGTATCTTTAGAAGGAATTGTAAATTTACAAAATCTTCCTTGCATATCATAAAACTTTCCTTCAGAAGCAGCACATGTAAGATCTGACCAATCTTCATCAGTCCATTCTTCCATTTGGACAACTTGCTCACCTTTATTTCTTAATTTAATATTTGCATTATTATTCTGATTTTGATCTGCGTTTGGTGGATATATGTAAACATCCTTGGTTACAGTTCCACTATAGCCCGATCTAGTCCAAGTTTTATCACCAACAGAAAATGAATCAATAGCAACATTAGGCGGATGATCCTTCCAACTCATTGTTATAGTTACTCTAACTCTCTTTCCAGCAATACCTCCTGTAACTTTAAATCCCTTACCATCATCAGTAAATTTAACTGTACCGCCAACCGTTTTGGCAATTGTAATTGAAGCATTAGTATCACCACCATGATCATCTTTCAATTTAACAGTTGTTCCATTATTAGTTACATTTATAGGATTATTACGAGGATGTAAACCCTTATATACGACAGGAACATTAGTACTTTTTGCCTTATTACTATTACTAGTAAATACAACATCATATACTTTACCAACTTCCACATTTACAACCTTAGTATCATTAATTTGATTATTTCCATAAGACTTTCCAACAGAATATAGACCTTTTATCTCAATATTATTAGCATATTGAGCATTTGAAGAAGATTTAAATGTAACATCTGCATTTGTAGCTCCTTTAACAACTTTTTTAGTTGAAGATTGTTTTTCTGACCAATCTGCAGTACTAAAAATCTTCTTATCAATAAAAGACCAATTCATTTTTTTATCATTACTCACTTCAATCCTTATTTCATGATCACCTGCTTCTAAGAATTTTTTACCTATAGTAGGAGATAAATTATCAAACTTACTTATATCTGATCCAATAACTTCTTGATTATCAATGAAAATTTTACCGTTAAAATCTACAGCAGCTTTTACTCCATAATATCCTCTAAACTTACAACGAAGAGGCCAAGTATTTGAATAAGAAACTCCAGCACCATCACTATCATCAGTTCCTAAAGGAGGAATAGGAGAAATAGCATAACGATTCATAAATTTAGCCCATCTAGAATTTCTAACTGGATACCAATTATCTAAAGAATTAGCCTTTCTAGTAGTCCACAAAGGATTTTCAGGACACCTACCTTCTTGTTGTGGAGGTGGTTCTTTAAAATAATTTCTACCAGGTAAAGGGGCATCAATAGACATTGCAACACCCATAGGACCCTGATTCCAAGACTTACGAGAAATAATTTCTACATAATTAATGACAAAAGCAGTCTTAATATCAACAGCAAGTGCCATTGGATTTCCTTTTGCCAATGGTTTACCTGGAATCTGTTCCAATTGTGCCTTTAAAGTATAAGTGCCATGTCTAAAATACTGAACCTCATAGGATTTACCTGTTGCTGAACTACCAT